AAAGTAAAAGTAAAGGCTCCCTCTGGGTATCATTGGATGCTCGAAGGGGGTCGCTACTTCCTTATGAAGCATGAGGGTAAGTTCGTACCACATCCTAAGGCATCCTTAGAGGCGGAGTTCAAAGTTAAGTCGGGACATTAATCTGTTCCTCCCCCTCTATCTTTCTATAGTATTTTTGTACTAGTAGCCTTGCCTTTTGGGTCAAGGCGTACCGTACCCTGTATTTCCATTTATCCCTATCAAACATTGCAGCTTCATAAGTAGTCGGTGTTAACCTGTTGTAGTACTTATATATGTACTCCTTTCGTTGTAGGGGGTATACAATTCTCTGTGCCAGCTTTAATTTATTGTAGAAATATCCTTCTGATGCGTGGTCTAGTGTAAAAAACTCATAGTCATACGCAAATAAGAGGAAATTAAGCTCCGCTTCGCTTACATCATAGTTCCCAGTTATATCTCTAGTAGCTAGTCTTAAATACTTAAGGTAGCCTTTGCCTATCTTTTCTGAGTCTTTATACTTAAAGTCTCGAAACATACTCTTTTTTGAGTGCTTCGCCATTTTTATTAAATTTGCATTGTATACAAAGATACTCAAATGGCAACTCTTTCAGGAAATAAGGTCAAGGACACCTATACGTCCCTATTAAAATTAGATTCAAACGGTGTAACATCTTCACTAAAGACTGTAGAAGATGGAGCAGGAACAGACTCAGCTCTAAAGCTATCTACAGATACTGTATCCGTTGATGGAACACTATCTTTCACCTCAGCACCTGCTACTGATTCAGCAGAGCTAACAGCTCTACTGGTTGATGGGAGCAATAATGTGGTTAAAAGAGAACTCAACGCTGTTGCTTTTACAGGCGCTTCTACACAGTTGTTTGCAAATCCAATGTATGTGTTGAGACCCTCTGCCGCTCATACTCTTACAGATACACCAGCTACTCCTGCTCAGGGTGCGGTAAACAACAATTCAACTACATCGTCGTACTTGTTTAATGACAGTAGTAATACACACCTTCAAACTTCTTCAACAACAACTGGAGCTGTAACTATAGAACGCGCTGGAGCTATTAAAATTGAGGTTAACTTTATACTAGAGGTAACTAGCGGAAATACGGACGTTAATATACGTGTGTATCGCAAGCCTTCTGGTGGCTCTGCCGCTGCTATTCAAACTATAGTTAGGTCTAAAGTCGCAACTGGTAATATGGCTATCGGTTTCAGTCTGTTTACACATTGTTCTGACGGTGAAGATATATATTACGAAGTTGGTAAAAACAATTCTGGCGGTGCTTCATTAACTACTCAGAGTACGTTTACAATAACGAAACTAGACTAATGACCGAAAGACAAAAAGATTGCATTGTAGAAATACAGGAACTCATTGTTGCTATAAACAATGTGGTTAAGAAGTATGAACTTGATGATGAATTTTTAGCTGCTATAGCCGTAGGCTTTGTAGACTTAGATACAACATACACAGACAAAGATGGAGACAGTCGCGCTAACATGAGCCTCTTGTCTACATTCTCTGTCGCAGACGAAGACGAGCTTGATGACTTACTATCCTATACTCTAGAAGCCTACAGAATAGAGCAGGAAGAAGAAGCTCCCGACCCGTCAAGTATAGATTATTGGATTAACTTATCAAATAGAGACGACAGTGTAAACTAAACACTGTTTTCTTTATATAATTAAATTAAAATGATTAGAAAAATAGTAATAGGGCGAGACCCTAAAGACGCTATGGCGTACTATGTCGGTATGCGAGCGGGAGCTGGGAAAGTAAGTGCAATTCTTTTAGATGAAAAGCATCTTCACAAGTACAGTGAGAAAAGATACCTAGTATATATAGAAAACGAAGAGGGGACTATACTGTGGAAGTCTGTTGACAGTATGCCTTGTATCGTCGAGTATGATATTAAATTCGATTGATATGAGACCCCTGCACCATTTTATAGTACACATACCTAATAAGTTTAAAGACGAGGTCTCATTCAATGAAGGTACATTGAAACTTGTGAGCAAGTTCAATGAATTCGAACACAGAGTAAATAGCGCTGAGATTACAGGATGTCCTAAAGGGTTTGACTGTATAGGGGATACCCTTTACTTTCATCATCATGTAGTAATGGAGCAAATGTATAATATAGGAGATGACTTGTACTTGGTTAATTACGACGCTGAGGGAGGATATGGAAACCACGCTATCGCTATCGAAAACGAAGCTGGTGATATTACTATGCTTGGGGATTGGTGTTTTGTTGCACCCCCATTGGATTCGAAAGAGGAGACAAGTCCTTCTGGCATTATTCTTAGCATCGAAGAAGAACCAGAACTGGAAGGAGAACTACTCTATCTACCCCCAGATTCAGAATGGATTGGAACTGAGTCTGGTGATATGGTGGGCTACACGAAGAATTCAGAATACGAAATGGAACTCAAGGATGGTGACAAAGTATACCGCATGAGGACAACAGAGCTAGTGTATGTCAAAGAAGCGTAAGTTTACAACTGTAGAAGCATCAAGGAGATTGCTATCCTCTATGGAGGTCGCAATCAATAACATGATTGATGAAATAAGAAAGCCTGTTGACGCAGAACTCTCTGGCTCACAACGCAAGGCTGAATTACAGAGTATAAAACAAACAGCCACAGATGCAAAAGAACTCCTCATCGAATATCAAAGATTGGAGCAAATGGTTAGAGAACTTCAGGAAACAGGAGGAATCGAAGCGGAGCAAGATTACTCAGGAGGATTCGCAGAAAAGTTCTCAAAATAACTACACTTTTATTTACTGGGATTAAATTAAATAGAATGAAATGGCAGGTCTTATCAAAGCTGAAGGATACGATGAATTCGTTGTTAACATATGTCCCAACGGTACGCAAGGTGAAGTTGTCACCATCGGTGGGGTTGATATTCAACTTCCCAAGACTCCTAAGAAAAAAGAAATCCTTGGACATGAGAGGAAGGCTAATATGCAAATGTGGCAAAGACTTCCTGTGCCTGAAGAATTGCAGAGGATTCGCTCTATGGATGAGTGGTATGAAATGCCATCCGACTTCAAGAAACGTTTTTCTCCGTACATCGAAAAAGAGTTTGACCGTAGGCGTAACGGTCTTTGGTTCTACAATAATGGTGAGCCTGTCTACATTACAGGGAGACACTATATGATGTTACAGTGGTCTAAGCTGGATATCGGCTATGGCTACTACCTAGAGTTTCAAAGAAGGTTATTCGTGCATTTTGCTGCTTGCGAGTCAGACCCTAGGTCTATGGGACAGATGTATACCAAGTGTAGACGTTCTGGATATACCAACATCTCTGCTGCTATACTAGTAGACGAAGCAACTCAGGTAAAAGATAAGCTGTTAGGTATACAGTCTAAGACGGGTAAAGACGCACAGGAGAATATCTTTATGAAGAAGGTAGTCCCTATGTTCAGAAGCTATCCATTTTTCTTTAAGCCTATACAGGATGGTACTACTAACCCCCGTATGGAGTTAGCTTTTCGTGAACCCTCAAAGCGTATAACAAAGAAGAACAAGACCTCTAATAAAGGCGAAGCTTTAAATACAATCATTAACTGGAAGAATACCACAAACAATGCATATGATGGTGAGAAACTACATATGATGTATTTGGATGAGAGCGGCAAGTGGGAAAGACCTACAGATATACGTGAAGCATGGCGTATAGAAAGAACGTGTTTAATAGTAGGCCGTAAAATTATAGGCAAGTGCTTAATGGGGTCTACGGTAAATCCAATGGATAAAGGTGGAACGCAATATAAAGAACTCTGGAGAGATTCATCCCCAGAAGACAGAAACGCTAACGGCAGGACAAAGACTGGACTTTATCGGTTATTTATACCCGCGTATGAGGCTCTTGAAGGATTCTTCGACCAGTACGGAAACCCAGTTATTGAAGACCCTGAAAAACCTGTCAAGACAGTTGAAGGAGACTACGTTGATATTGGTGCGAAGACTTATCTCAAGAATGAAAGAGATGCTCTCAAGCATGATGCAAGGGAACTAAACGAATACGTAAGACAGTTCCCTTTTACGGTTGAGGAAGCAATGAGGGATAGCATAGAAGGTTCTACATTCAACATTGGTAAAATATACGAGCAAATAGAGCATAACGAAGAGCTGTATCCAAATCCTGTCGTTCAGGGTAATTTTTCTTGGAAAGATGGAGTGCAGGACAAAGAGGTTGTGTTTAGCCCCAATAAACAGGGCCGTTGGTTTGTAAGCTGGATGCCTAAGCCTGAAGACAGGAACAAATACACTGTAAAAGGCAATAAAAAGTTCCCCGCTAATGAACATATAGGTGTAGGCGGTGTGGATAGCTACGATTTAGACTCTACCACAGACAACAGAGGCTCTAAAGGCGCTTGTCACCTATATAATAAGTTTAATATGGCGGCTCCGGCCAATATGTTTGTAGCTGAGTATGCTTCAAGACCTCCGCTAGCTAGAATATTTTACGAAGATGTACTGATGGCTGCCGTATTCTTTGGATATCCTCTTCTTATAGAAAACAACAAGTACGGAATAGTCAGATATTTTGAATCTAGGGGATACGAGGAGTATGTAATGAAGCGTCCAGACCATTTAAAGTCTCCAAACGCTGCAAATACTAAGACTAGAGGTATTCCCTCTAACTCCGTTGACGTTATACAGTCCCATGCGCAGGCAATAGAGGCTTTTGTAGAGGAACACGTTGGCATAAACTCAGAAACAGGAGATATGGGCAAAATGTACTTTCAGCGCACCCTAGAGGATTGGATTGGATATAAGATAGATAATCGTACAAAGTATGATTTAACAATATCTAGTGGTTTAGCGCTTTTAGGAGCGCAAAAAACAAAGACTAAAAAGAAGCAGTCT